GCTTTAAGAACAGGACCAGAGATCGTTGCATTCTGCGAGGTGAGAGCTACGCGAGCGGCCCACTTTCCGGAGCCAAGGCAGATGGCAAGGATTACTCCCCCCATCACCAACTTGTGCTGAATCAGCCCGACGTCGCCGCGCCTCGGGGCAAGCGTTTCTTCAAGCCCGATCTGTTTCCCGATCATCGTTGCAAGGCTCTTGAGCCCTCCATGGTTCCGGAGCACAGCCACGGCTTCGCGCTGGGTCGAATACTTCGGCAACGGCACTTCCACACCGATAGCGACTTCGATCCACCTGCAGACCCAAGGGGCGCAGTCTGAGAAGCGCAAGCGCCAGGGTTCCCCAGCAGTGCCGGTGATGAAAGCGGTCAACTTGTCTGGCATGTCACCTGATGATTTCGTAGGCCGTCGAGCCGATCAATTCCGCCCCCCGATCATCCGGGTATCTGGCTTTTTGGTTTGCGTCGTTCATCCGTCCGCCTGGCGGAAAGTTCTTCGCCGCAAGGATTCCGTCGATAACGATCACGATTGACCTTTCGCCTTTGGCGTTGGCCGTGATCGTCGGCATTCCACACACGCCATTGTCGAACCAGAGAACAGGCTCGGAAATGGTCTCGTAGGTATCGTGATTGTAGACTTGCAAATAGAGCTCGGCCGGCGCTCCGTAGATGACGCTGATCTCTTGGCGAAGGGCTGAAAGAAACTCCTTGTCCAAGCCAGCGAGCGTAATGTCGACCTTCGATGCGGATTTCACTGTTGGCAGTTCGACGGCGCCAATGCTGACGACCCGTGTCTTATCAGGATCGGTGACGCCCTCCCATTTCTTGCCGCCGGCAGTGATGGTTCCCACACCACGATGAAACCGTCTGATGATCGTCCCGCCTTCGCCATCCCCAAATTCAAATTCAGCGAGAATGGCGTAAGCAGTTGTTGGCGCCCTGAGGTAAGGCTTCAGTTCCTCCGGGAATACTCCGATATCAGCCACTTACGGATAATCCTCGGTCACGTATTCCCGAACTGTTTCGTCAGGCACCTCGATCACCGATAGTCGGGCTCCTTCCAGCGTCTTGGAGCGCCCAACGCTGGACCATGAAGCACCGTTCTTCCCATCAACCTTCGCGCACATGACCGGTCGTAGGGTGGCATAGTCGGATACCGTGATCGCCTTTCTGACAGGAGGCCAGACCTTTACCGTTGCGATATCTCCGGCGAACCTTGCTCCTTGCACGCCATAGACCGCGAAGTGACCGACAATCCCGAAGAACGTCGGCAACACACCGCTCCATGCGGAGAGATCAATCGAAATTTGACCAGAGTCTTTTGCGCTGGCAGCCGTGATTTGGGCCAAAGGTTTTCCGGTGCCCCAAGGCAAGCCGTGCGCCCACATCGTATCGTTGGTCCAGTTCTGATACTGGTCAATCTTCGCTTCTCCGACGTTGAGACCGAGTTCGGACCATGTAGGCTCATGAGGGTCGAAGAACGGGAGCCGGAAGCAGTTTGCTCCTGAATGCGCCGAGATAGACAACCTGGTGAACGCTCGCGCAGCCGCTTCCTGCAACGCCGCGATTTCGAGAGTGAACGACCACAGACCGGCCCACGGATCTATGGAGGTTTGCTGTTTCTTCGTCGCACTTTGCGTGATGCCAATGATGTCGGGCCCACCGTCTGGTGTCAGGACTGAAAACGGGAGATCGACCGGGAAATCAACCATCCGCATCAGACCACATTCCTTGTGCGTTGCTGCCCTACTGTCTGGCTGATCTTCTTTGACAGGCCTTTTTCCATTTCGTCCTGCCGAGCCACAACTCTCTCCAGCGCCGCTCTGTCAGCTCCAGTCGCGTCGATGTTCGTTTCGAAGTTGACAATCATCGGCTGATTGGAATTCGCGGCAGCAACTCCCAGACGACCGTCACGGCCGCGTTTCAGCGGCATGATGGCCTCGTCGCCTGCCTCACCCATCAATCCCGTCCGTCCTCCGGCCATCGGAAACAGGGTCGGCCCGCTAACGACACCACCGGAAGCGAAAGGCACTACATTTCCGCCGGAAAAAACACCGCCGCGCGAAAACCCGATCAGACCTTTGACCAATCCGCCGAAGATCCCACCGCCGAACAATCCACCCTGCCCGCCGATTTTCGCCATTTGGTCGAAGTAACTCAGCGCGGACCGGAGAACCTGCAGCAGTGCTTCCTTCCAGGTCAGCGTTTTGTTCAAGAGTCCTTGGAGCACACCGCCGAGGCCCTGGCCGAGCGATTGCTTCGCGTTCTCGACAGCCTCGGCGTACTTGTCGATGGACTTCTTGCCCTTCTTCCCCGCCTTGTCGGCTGCATCGCCTGCGCTTGTCGCGGCAGCGGCCAGCTCCTTCAGCTTCGCCGCGCCAGCAGATGCGGCGTTTCCGATCGCTGATCCGATCTTGCCGACATAGTCGAAGCCTTGGGCATTCTGGAAAGCGCCGTATGCATCGGTCGCAGCATTCCCTACGGCGCCTGCATATGGGTTCTCGATCCTGCCGAGATTGACCTCTCCGATGTTTTCGAGAATGAGCCTTGATCCGAACAAGGCGTTCTGAAGCGGTCCCGGAAGCCCTGTGAGAACGCTGAAGAGGCTCCTCATCGCCTGGATCGCCTTGTTGACCATCGTTTCGATGCCAGCGATCACGGCATTCGCTGTGCTGTAGACGATGTCGCCAAGGACGCCTGGTAGCTTGGACCAAACCGCCTCTATGGCCTCGAATGCTCCCACGAAGCTGCCGATGATCAGGTTGGTACCGTCTTTGATGATGCCAATAACATCGACACCGACCGCAGCCTTGACCTCATCTCTGAAGACATAAAGTGCAGTCACAGCCAGCGCGATGCCGGTGATGATCGCTGCGAAGGGATTTGCGAGTGCCGCTGCAGCCACGGCTCGAAGCGCCCCGACCAGGTTCACCAGCAAAGCTCGGGAAAGCATGATCACACTACGAACGATCGCCGGCCCGAAGGCAATGATCAGCACCGAACCTGCAATCGCAGCCTCTTGGGCCACATTTGGCAGTATGTCTGCGATGGTGTTCAAGATCGATGCCGCCAATTTGCCCCAGTTCACCATCTGAGCCAGCTGCGCCACGACGGTAACACCTGCTATCGTCAACAGCGAAAGCGGAGATAGCAGCGAAGTGACGGATTCCGCGAGAAGGCTCGTAAAGCTTTGACCGCTACGCATGCCCATCGCAAACTGACCCGCCATCTGCGTGCCCTGCTGCATGCCGATCATCAATGAGTTCATCCCCAAAGACGCTTGGACGAAGGTGTCTTGCCATTGAGCCGCGATCCCGCCCAAACCGAGCCCCATCGATCGAACGTTGTCGTTTGCCACCCTTGACGATGCTGCCGCTGTCTGAACCGCTTTTGCGCTTGCATATGCGGCCTTCTCAGACTCGAACAGTGCACGAGCCTGCGCTGTTGCGGCCTTGGCATTGCTGAGTGCGGCCTGCGCGGCCTTGATGTCGGCTCGGGAAGCGGTTTCAGATGCCCGGGCAGCGGCAAGCGCGGCGGCGGACTTCGCCTGCTCCGCCTTCGCATGGTTCAGCGCTGCTTGCGCTGCATTGCGAGCGGATGCCGACAGACGGTCGAGGGATTGCGCGCCCTTCTCCACCGGTCCGCTGTCTACGGCCAGGCCAAGCTCGGCAACGTCCAATCCAGCCATTTAACGCTTCTCCGTTTCTCTGCGGCGCAGCTCTTGCGCTGTGAATTCCTCTGACAAGGCTTCGAGGTAGGCCCGGTCCACGGCCTTAAGGATGATCACTTCCGCTTGCTGAACCGGCTCACCGGTCAGTTCCATCCACGCCCTGATTTCGGAATAGGAGAGCGGCATCGGGCCGCCGGAACCGTACTGGCGGGCTGATGAGAGGTCACAGAACCACTCCCAGAGATGGAGCCAATCCGGATCAGGGTGGACCGGATCCGGTGTCTTGTTCTCCATCCCGAAGCGCTCATTCATCTCACGTCGGGTTTCGCCCGTGTGGTCAGGGGTTTCGTACCGGGCGATCTGAGCGACCGCCTGGTACATCGCCTCCCTTATTTCTTCGTAAAATTTCCGAGTTCACCTGCCGCCTCTACCACCTGCGGAAAGAACCAGTCGATCTCGTCGAGGACTTCCATGGCGGTTTGCATGGAGAGTTCCGGAACCTCACCGTGAAATGTGTTCTCGCCCCAATCCCAGGAAGCGATATAGGAGGCGGCTTTCTCCAGTTCTTGTTGGATGGCCTTGTCACCATGCAGCAGCTTGCCTTTCTGATGGCGTTCGATGAACCGGCTGGTTTGCTGCTTCTGCAGCTTCTTCGCATCCTGGCTTGAGGAAGACCGGATCATGAACCGGATCCCGATCTTCACGCCAGTATCCGGCCGCACCAGATCAAGTGGGAAAAGCGCTTCGGTATCGTAGAGTTGGGTGATTTCCATCTGGGAATCCCTTATGCAGCAACGACGGTTGCGGTGGCAGCAGAAACAGCCCCGGTACTGTCACCAAAGGCGTTAGTTGCGACGACTTGCACCGTGATGACAGCGCCGACTTCAGAGCCCGTAAGCACGTAAGTGCTTTCCGTTGCATCGGCGATATCTGCGGCATCTGCTTTCCACTGATAGGAATAGCTCACCCCGGGATCGAGAGAATCCCAAGTGCCATCGCTTGCGGTCAGGGTTTCCCCCTCCTGAGCGGTGCCGGTGATGGTGGGAACGGCGACGTTCGTCGGGACAGCGCCCGTGGTCGGAACCTGCTCGACAGGAACCTGGTTGAGGCCGATGTTGACCCGCCTGCGCTCGAAGTCATCGGTGCCGCCGCCGAGATTGACCGGGCCGGAGACGACACCACGAGAGTAGTGCACGGTCTTGGTCATGGTGGTCAAAGGCGCATTGTTCTTCTGATAGCAGATCGCCATGTTATCGAGATTGTTCGGATCACCGAACGTCTTCAAGATGGCCTGCCCGTCGTCGTCGTAGACGTCGGCATATTCCAGCGTGGGCTCGCCGGCGTCGGCGGAACCCTTTTGCTTGTTCGAGATCCGTTCGGCCAGAGTGTTGTAGGTTTGAAAGCTCGAGTTTGGACCGAAGTCACCGTCGGTGCCGACGTTGCTAACCTCCACCCACGGGAGTTGCCGGTACATCGCCTCGGTGAGGTCGACATTCTGCGCAACGGCGCAGACGAACCACTTGGCTCCCTTCTTCGTTACCTTGTTTGCCATTGCAAAGAATTCCTTCTACCTCTGCGCATGAAAAAGGCCGCTGCTGCGACCTGGTTATCCTTCACTCTCGAAGGCGTGATATCGGATGCTGACGGGCCAGCGGGTCCGATCACCGTCCGGGATCTTTGGAGATGCCCACGGCTCCCGGTCGATGGTCACCCGCACTGTTCCGTCATCGGAAAACAGAACCTGATCTTTGAAGTGCTCAATGATCAGCCCGGCCGTGTCCAAGGCCTTGATGACACCTTGCCCAGACTTCCAGAGGACCGTGACTTGGAAGATGCCGCGGTGCTGTTGCGGCTCACTGCCTCGGGTTACCTGGTTGGTCTGGTTCGGCAGGAACATCTCCTCGAGGAAGTTCGCCGGTTTGCTCTGCTCCGATTTGGGGAAATCGACGTCTGGTACCGCAATCTGCAGCACCGGCGTGAATGTCAGCGTCTTCAGGTGAGCATGCAGCGTCTCCAGGATCTTGCCGTCAATGCTCGTTGCCATGGTCAGGCGTCCTCGGTCACGATTTTGACGGTGCCGTAAGCAATATCTGTCGCGACCTCATCGTCTTCCAGCATGAATTGCCCAGCCATGTCCCTTTTAATGAAGGTGACAAACCCACGCTCCTCATCGGCGGTCACGACACTCTCCATTGCCTGTCCGTTCAAAAAAATGAGCGGCTTTTTTCCATCACGGCAAAGTTGGCGATATGGTAGAAACCCTGGATCGCCTTCATGAACCGATAGCCGCATAAGGATAACTCCCCCTTGAAGCCGCCGGAGCAGCCGCTTTCTGATAACGAGGCCCACGACGCTCTGCATGAGGCTAAGGCCATGCTCGCCAGCCGGACAGGTGCTACGGCCCGCTCCGAGACTGCCTTGCGGGCCGGAGAGAAGATGCTTCACCTGCTGATGACCGGATTGGTGTTGGCCGCTGAGACCGAGACCGACGACCCTACTGCACCGCCGCCTTCGCGTCCCTGACCGCGCGCTCGACGTTCACCCGCCAGTTCTGGGCGGACCTGCGAACAAAGCCGGCGCTCCTGCCCTCGTATTCACGACGGCGGGCATAAGCAGCGACGAAGCCGCCGTAAATCGTGTCGCCGATCTGAGCCTCGTTGATGATCAACTCGTAGGGCTGGACGTCGAGTGAGAAATCCTCAAACCCTGTCGCCCCGGGATTCATCTTCGGCACATCCTGAAGAGAACCACCAAAGGACTGCGCCAAGAAACCTGTCACCTTCGGGGTGTTGTCGTAGACCTCGTCGAACGTGTAGTTCGTGGCCTGCTGAAACACGAAAAGCAGCCGTTTCTTCGACTTCTTGGTCCACGCATCCACGATGCTGGCGAACTCAAGCTGGGTGCGCGCCATCAGGTGAGCCTTCGCCTGACCTTTACCCGCTCTCGGCAACGGCACATCGGCTCGTCATACGGCGCGTGAAGTTGTGGAGCCATTCCGGCCGGCACCGCATAGAACTCCGTCCAACCGACGCCATCCTTGTTCAGGCGCTCTACCTCTAGGTGATTGTGCCGGACATGCTCGTCTTTGACGGACACCGGTATCTTGATCAGGTCTTGCACCGCGACCCGCCCGCGGTCGATTGCCTGATCCCATACTTCGACCTGCGACCGGCCAAGCGCCTGGATAATCTCGGTGCGCGCGATGGTCTCCGCCCGGTATTTCAGGGATCGGTTGCGATAGGCCAACAGCATCTTGGTCCTGGTCTCGGCCGGTATCTGCTCTCCGCTCTGGATAGCCTTGCGCACCGATGCGTCGAACCTTTTGTCCCTCAACCCCTTCTTGAGCGCCTTGCGCAGCGCTTCAGGGCTCGTGGAGGCGATTTCTGAAGCGTAGGAGCGTTGCCACTCCTCCTGCTGCTGGGTGAGACCTATGAGCCCTCCCTCGCGCTTACCGGTCACTCTGCTCCTTCGGCCAACAAGATCCAGTGCAATCGTCTTTGGGTTTCGGCCGGCAGACAGCCCGTCTTCCAGAACGCTCCTGATCATTGCGATCTGGTCGGGAACAATACGGCCTGTGATCAGTTGCCCAGCGTGCTCGCGTATCCAAGTCTCCGCCCGCGGGTTTCGAGCATCGAAGAGGAACCGGACAATCGACCCTTCGGCGCTGCGTTTCGGCGCCTGGCGCTCGACATCTTGCGCGAAGGCTTCCCCTCCGGAACTGAACAGTTCCCCGATCAGGCGATCCATGTGGCGGAAGTCCAGCGGGTCGATGCCGACGGCACGAAGGGCCCCATCGACGTCACCGGCCTCAAGCATCGCGGCGATGACGTTGATACGGCTCCGGTCGCGGATGTCCTGGATGGCCTCAAGGAAAGCATCCTGCAGCTCCTCGGACCACTCTTCGGTCAAGGCCTCGAATGGATCTCGGTTGGACGCCATCAGTCCTTCAAATCGATCTCGTAGAGCGCTGCGGTACCGGCCGGCGACAGGGGCCTGACCTCAAGGATTTCTTCCCAAACCGTATTGCTATCGATATCTGCGGACTTCACGCCCACAGAAACGGACATCTCCTTGCTCGGCTCAACTCCTGTGGTCGCCGAAACGAGGATCGTCCGCATGGTCTCTTTCACCAATGTGCCGGAGCCGTCCCTGACCTGCTTAACGTCCTGAAGTCCGACAAGATCGACATAGGTTGGCGGATCGAATGTCGGGTCCAGATCCGATCCGGACTGTGTACCGGGAACCTGAAGCGCGACAGGGAAGCCGTCGTCGGTCTCTCCTATCGACAGCAAGGCTTCATGGACCTCGGCAGCGATTGCATTCCAGTCAACAGACATACTTCGGACCCACGGACTTGAAGCCGAAATACGGCGGGCTGTCATCCTCGATGTAAGGATCGAACATCGCCTCTATCAGCGTGGCCGTGGGCGAGTTCGCGTAGATCCCTTCACCCTTCCCGGTCACGGTCCACTTGATACCCTTCACCTCGGTCAGAACCTTCCGATCTGCCTCGGTATAGGTTTTCGAGAAGAAGCCCGGTGTTGCCAGTTCATAGCTGGCCGCGATGTAGGTTGCCTCGTCGACGAGCGGATAGTCGTAGCCGGTCGGCTGGAGCGTCGTGTCATAGCCGGGCAGTAGGTTGGCGACATAGCGGAACCTGATGTAGTCCGAA